ACAGGAGTATAATAAATGGCGTTAGTGCCTATTGTAGTTGATAAAACAAGTCAAGGTGAACGTAGTTATGACATCTACAGTCGCCTATTAAAAGACCGTGTAGTAATGCTAAACGGTGCAGTAGAAGATTATATGGCTAATCTAGTTGTTAGCCAACTATTATTTTTAGAAAGTGAAAATCCAGATAAAGATATTACACTTTATGTTAACAGTCCAGGCGGTGTTATTACAGCTGGTATGAGCATCTATGATACTATGCAATATATTAAACCAGATGTAACTACGGTTGTAATGGGACAAGCATGTAGCATGGGTAGTTTCCTTGCACAAGCAGGTGCGCCTGGCAAACGCTATGTATTGCCACACAGTCGTACAATGATTCACCAACCAAGCGGAGGTGCACGTGGTATGCAAAGTGACATTGAAATTCAATACAAAGAAATCACACATATGAAAAAGATGTTGACAGATTTGTATGTTAAACATAATACTAAAGGCAAGACTTATGCTGACTTTGAACGTGACATGGATAGAGATAATTTTATGACAGCACAAGAAGCAGTTGATTACGGTCTTGCAGATCAAGTAATTGAAAAACGATAAATATGAATCAGTGGACTAAACAGGGATCGACCCACTATAAACATTCCGCCCCCTCTAAAATAGAGGTATAAAATGCAACCAGTAACATACAAATATGTAAGTACAAAAGAATATCACAATGCTTTTCCATGTGCATATAGACAGTGGAAAGCTGACAGTCATTGTAATCAAATACACGGTTACTCGTTTAGTATGAAGTTTTATTTTGGAACTGACACACTAGATGCTCGTAACTGGGTAGCTGATTATGGTGGACTAAGAGAACTAAAAGCTCAGATGGAAGATCAATTTGATCATACATTGTTGGTAGCAGAAGATGATCCTGAACTAGAACTGTATAAAACAATGCAAGAACGTGGCATTGCAAAACTAACAATTCTTCCACGTTTGGGTTGTGAAGGATTGGCAGATCAAATCTACAAATATGTAAATGGTGTTTATATTCCAGATATGTGGGGTCCGGCAGAAGCTGATCGTTTGTGGTGCTTTAAAGTAGAAGTGCGTGAAACAATCGCTAACATGGCATATCGTGAAGGCCATAGAGAATGGAATGAAGATCTGTTTGAATAAAATATGGGAAACTTGAGCATAAGTTTACAGTGGGGTGCAAGTTGGACACAAAATAGTCATTATCATTGCACCCTATCAATAAAACGTGACTATTTTGACAATAATTCATTTGCTGAATTTTTAATAGACACGTTTGGTAATGATTATGGCGCATGGAAATATGATAAACACATACATGGAGTAGAAGTTTGGTTCAAGAAAAAAGAGGACATGCTGACATTCAAGATGTTAGCACAAACACAATACACAATGCAATAGTGGAAAATTTAAAGCAAGTATATGATCCTGAAATAAGTGTCAACATTTATGACTTAGGATTGATTTATAATATTGACATTCAAGAAAGTAAGTGTAATATTACAATGAGTTTAACTAGTGCGTTTTGTCCTGCAGCAGATGACATCGTAAATGATGTTCGTGGTGCTGCCTTTAATGTCGTCGGCATTGAAAGTGTAAACGTTGATGTTACATTCAATCCCCAATGGGGACCTGAGTTAATGAGCGACGATGCAAAACTTTTACTAGGAATATTTTAAGGAGATTATTATGGTATGGATCAACAGGATAAAAGAACTTTTAGGTGTTAAAAGTGTCAGACCTTATGAGTTTAATGAAGAAAAGCAAGACACATTGGTTTTAACACCAGAGCAAAAAATTGAAAATGCTGAAGCTGTTTCACCAGTAACAGTAAAACCTAAAAAAAGCACAACAGAAAAACCTAAACGAGAAACACGTAAAAGTTTAGATAAACTGACTAAGAAAGCTATTGACGATCTTGCACTAGAACGTTTTGGTGCAGAGTTAGACCGCCGTAAAACTAAAGCAGACATGATTGAAGATTTTATGTCAGCACAAAAGAAAGCCAAATAATATATGACATATATCGTAAACGATTCTTGTATTAAATGCAAGTATACAGACTGTGTGGCTGTCTGTCCAGTAGACTGTTTTTATGAAGGCGAAAACATGCTTGTAATTAATCCTGATGAATGTATTGATTGCGGTGTATGCGAGCCTGAATGCCCAGCAGACGCAATTAAACCAGACACTGCACCTGGGGCATCAGAATGGGTAGATTTTAATCGAAAATATAGCGAACTTTGGCCAGTTATTTTTGAACAAAAAGAACCATTCCCTGATGCTGACGATTGGGAAGGTATTGAAAATAAAATGGAACATTTTAGTGAAAACCCAGGCCCAGGCTCATAAATAACTTTAACACTCCAGGACAGAAAATGAATTTAAACGTTACTGAAAAGGCTTATGATTATTTGTCAGAAATGACAATAAATCATAGTAAAAAATATGTTACTCTCAGCGTTAAAGGCGGCGGGTGTAGCGGTTTCAAATACGAATGGGACTTTGCAGATACAGCAGAAAATGGAACACTAATTGAAGACATCTTGGTCGTTGACGTAATGGCCGAGATGTTTCTTTTTGGCTGTACAGTAGACTATATAACAGAACTCGGCGGAAGTTATCTAACCGTCGTCAATCCAAACGCCACTGCTAGTTGCGGTTGTGGCGAAAGTTTTGCCGTTTAAGAGGAGGATTAGCATGGCATTGAATAGTATTGATATGAATATACTAGCATACTTGACTTATGAACAAAGAATGTTAAAAACAGTTAATGGACATGCTAAAGAACGATGGGATTTAAACGACAACGAAATGAGTGTTGTTGAAAAATGGTTCGACAATCGTATTACAGAATTAAACAATCAAAAAGAGGACTAAATGCCCCACAGAACAAATGCTAGATTATTTGAATCTGGCGATTTTATATCACACGCAGGACTTCCGCTTAGTTGGAAACTCGAGTGTGATGCAATACATCCTGATGAATGGAAAGCAATTGCAAAAATGGTAATGGACTACCAAGAACGTCCTTTTTATAAAGCAGTAGGTATTCCAAGAGGCGGATTACCTTTTGCTAGTGCTATGAATGAATATGCCAGTGGAGATCCAAACGATCAGATTATGATTTGTGATGATGTGTTTACTACAGGTACAAGTATGCAAGAGTTTATTAAAGAAGAATATCCAGACTGGACTGCTGGACAAGGATATCGCTGGGTTGTGTTTGCAAGACAACCTTGCTATGATCATCCTCATCACGTAAGAGCATTATTCACAATGCCTAAATTACCAAGAAAGTATTAATAAAATGACTAATCCATTTAAAGACATTGACACGTTTCAAACAGCGTGTGACCAAGAGCCATCAGAAGCAAACTATGATATGTATCTCGGTCTTATTGCAGAAGAATACAATGAGCTTGCAGATGCTATAGCAGCAGATGACCGTGTAGAACAACTTGATGCACTGATTGACATTCTTGTTGTTACTATGGGTGCTATTCGTGCAGGCGGCTTTGACGGAGAAGGTGCTTGGCGTGAAGTAATGAACACAAACTTTGCTAAGATTGATCCAGACACAGGCAAAGTGCGCAAACGTGAAGACGGCAAGGTACTGAAGCCAGAAGGCTGGAAAGCACCACAACTTGAACAATTTATAAAGTAAGACGTCTTACGGAATCTTTTTACAAAACTGTTACAAAACTTATACTAGACGGTTACTAAGTAATCGTGTAGTAATACTACATTTGTGAGCGACGGGGTAAAGCCGTCAAGCAAAGGAGAAAGAAATGGAACTACTCACTATGTGGAGCCTTGTTGGCTTCCTGCTTGCTGCCTATGCAGTTATAGCAAACGATTCAGTACAAACGCTCGGTACTTGGATGGCATCAAATAATGAGCGATTTAATTATAAAGTACTATGGGCAGCCGCTTCGGCTGTTTTATTATATACACTCTGGTATGGGTGGTATATGAACGGAGGCGATATTTCATATGGTCGCCTAAACAAAATACCATTCCAAGAAGTGCAATGGTATCACGCAGCCGCACCTGCCATACTTGTTTTATTGACACGAATGGGTGTGCCAGTTAGCACAAGTTTCCTAGTGCTGTCAGTGTTTGCTAGTACCTTTGTGCTAGAGAAGATGCTTATGAAATCAATTATGGGATATGGTGTTGCAGCCGCATTTGCATATACAGTATGGTTTGCAATACACAAGTTCTTTGGTAAGTGGTATGATGAAACACAGCCAGTAAGCGAAGGCAATAAAAAGTTTTGGCGTGTAGCACAATGGGTAGCTACAGGCGGACTATGGTTTACTTGGTTATCACATGATGTAGCAAACATCGCAGTGTTCTTACCAAGACAAGTGCCTGTGGACCTAATGGTGTTTATCAGCATTGTGTTTGTCGCTGGATTGTTCTTTATGTTTAGAGAGCGTGGCGGCAAGATACAACAGATTGTTCTAGAAAAACACAATACAAGATATGTGCGTAGTGCAACACTGATTGACTTGTTCTATTGGTTATGCTTGTACTTCTTCAAAGAACTCAACGACATTCCGATGTCGACAACCTGGGTGTTCGTAGGTTTGTTAGCGGGTCGTGAGTTAGCAATGGCAACATACTTTGGTAAAAAGAAAACCAAATCAGTGTTCCCACTAGTCGCAAAAGACTTTGGTAAGATGATGGTAGGACTTGGTGCTAGTGTTGCACTGGTACTTGCCATACATTATATTATTCTACCAAACGGACTATAAAAAAATAAGGGGGGCTTTTTAGCCCTCCTGAATCTTTTCTAAATTAGCAATATAATTTGTCATTGAATGATCTGAAAAGTTATCAACTCCGCCTTGTTTTAGACCCATCCACATTCCACGCCAACGATCTTTTACTCTGCGCAAACCTTTTAAGTTTGGACGATAATCTCCGTTTGAGTCCATATAGTGTTCGCAGCCATCATGTTTGTATCCCATAATAGCAAACGGTACCCGTGTAACAATATCATTGTTGTTAACCCAACGCTGATGTTTACAGTTAAGACTGTTTACAAATTTACGCCAACCTGTGCGTGGTGATCCGTATGTATAAACTTCTTCAATGTTTGGCATGTCTGGGTCATCTTCACAACGGCTTGCCATGATAGTTGTCATAGCAGCACCTAGGCTGTGTCCACAAAACCAAGCCTTGCGAGTTTTTCCACACTCACGTAAATCTTCTAGTACCATTGGCCAAAGCTCGTCTACTTCTGCTTTAAATCCATGATGCACACGACCTACTGTTTCTGCCATAACTGGTGCCGCTTTTAAATCTGCTTTAATGTCATTAAATTCACTGGGCTGTGTGCCACGGCAAGCAATTACAATATCATCCTTGTTTTGGAATCTGTATGCTTGTGCACCTGCTTTGTTGTAAAATTCTATTTCGGTAAAACCTAATGCTTTTACATCTTTTTTGACTTGTTTAGTATCATCACTATATGCAATACTAGCAAGTTTAGCGAATAGAAGGCTCCGCTGTCTAAAATTCATGTCCGATATCATTGTCATTCTCCTCAAAATTATTTATTGACATACACGTAAAAATGTCGTATATTGGTACTAATAGGAGTTATTATGAAAATTTTAATTGCTGGTTATGGCTTTGTAGGTAAAGCACATGACTCTGTTATAACAGAAAAACACGATGTACACATCTATGATCCTGGATTAGGCTACACTAATTGGTGCGACAATCCTGATGGAGTTATTATTTGTGTAAGCACACCACCAAATAACGATGGTAGTTGTAATATTGAAAATGTAATTGATATTGTTAATACAGTTAACGATGATGTTCCTGTATTGATCAAAAGTACAATCAGTTTAGAAGGTTGGAGACAACTAAAGTTTATGTTTCCCAATCACAAACTGGCATTTAGTCCTGAGTTTTTACGTGCTGCAACAGCTATTCAAGACTTCTTGCATACTAGAACAATTTATATTGGCGGACATAGTGTAGCATTTTGGCACAGTTTATTTAGAATGTCATTTGATGATCCTAACTTTACTTCGCAAATTGCTGACCCTGAAGAATTAATTCTTGCTAAGTATTTTCGTAATAGCTTCTTGGCAACAAAAGTAAACTTTTTTAATCAAATATATGATTTGTGTAAAGCAAGTGGTGTAGGATATGAATCAGTAGCAAATATAGTAGCTCTAGATACTCGTATTGGCGCAAGCCATATAGACGTAACACCTGAGCGTGGCTATGGCGGACACTGTTTTCCAAAAGATACAAGTGCTATTTGCTGTACAGCAGAAAAATTTAATGTAGATTTGACAATTCTTAAAGAAGCAGTAGAATACAACAAGCGCATAAGGAAAGAATAATGTTTGCAAATTTCGAAGATATGACAGTTGAGCAAATGCTTGAAAAACAAATTGAGCTTAAACAAAAAGTAGCACAGGCTATGAGTAGTGGTATGAGTCCACAACTAATTGATCAAATGCAAAACATGTTGGATCAACTTATGGTAGAGTATCGTACTAAAGTAGCATTAGAAGCTGAACAACAGCGGCGTGAACGTGCTATTGAAGAAAATCGTGATCCCGACGAAGATAACATTTTGAATATTGGCGATGTTGAATAGTAATAACGAAATTATCGTTACAGAAAATGACCTGGTAGAAATGATGCTACTAGATGTAACTCCACATACGGTGACAATGACAGACACGAGCGCAATTGACAAATATAACCATTTTTGTAGTCTATTTTTAATGGACACTAGCATAGACGTAGATACTCCTGAAGATGGATCGGATAAGTACAATAAGGAAATTGATGCAAATTGGTACATGCCTCCAGAATATCAAGATATAAATGTTTTTAAGTACGTAATAGGAAAAGCAAAAACGCCTTGTCCTGAAGTAGTACAAAATCGTGTATGGGAAGAACTCTACGAATATGAAGAACGAGGACTAATGCCCCTATTAAGGTTTATGATTTATTTGGTCGACACAATGCGTGAAAACGACATTGTATGGGGTGTAGGACGTGGATCAAGTGTTGCTAGTTATGTTCTATATTTGATAGGTGTACACAAAATAGATAGTATTAAATACGAATTAGATTACAAGGAATTCTTTAGATGAGCAGAAGTGTGCGAACAGCAAGAGGCAAAATGATTGATATGGCCGCTCTTGCTGCAAAAAATGAAACAACAAAAGCTGTAGGTAATGTTCTTATGAATGCACGTGGAGATAGATTAAATCCAGACGGTAGTGTTCGTTTTACAGCAGAAGAAATTGCACGTGCGGATCAAAATACAAAACAGCCTCCAGTAGAAACTGCTATCAGTGATCCTAAACCTATATCACAACCCAAAGCACCTGCGCCAGAACCAGAACCAGTAGTTGAAACAGAACTTCCTACTGTTGAATTAGATCCAGAACCGATTAGTAGAATTACTAGAACAAGAGAAGATGGATCAAAATATATGGAAATCGAATACGACGATGGAAGTATGGAAACAATCGAAATAGATGAGGAATAAATGAAACAAGTAAAAGCAACAGCAACTAGTGTACTAGGATTTTTTGTAAACCCTCCAGGTGAGCACAAAAGTGCAGGTGGGGTTATTATGTTAGATGATGATGGAAAAACTGACGGTATTCGTACTCGTTTTTTTGAAATACATGATGTAGGTGAGCGTACAGAAGTATATCAAGACATTAAAAAAGGCGATATTGTTGCTGTGTCTCATGGACGCTGGAGTCGAGGATTTGACGTTGATCATCCCGAAGGTAAAAAAATGTATGCATTAGATGATAAAGATATCTTGGGTGTTTACGATGGTCCAGTCGAAAATATAGTATAAACAATGAGTAATATAGTTACATTTTCGCCAAGAACGTTTAATATATTGTTTAATCTTCCTGACGAAAAAATAATACATATGAAAAAAAGTAGTAAAGATAATGTTGAAATACACATAGATGGGCAACATGGGTCTGCTCAATTAAAAGCTACAACCAAGCATTCAGCTGAAAAGCAATTAAAAAAAATTTTTCCTAAATGTATTATTATTGAAGTAAATGCCATATGAAACGATTGGAAAATTACGTAGCATGGTATAAAAAACTACGTAGTCAAGGCTATAAAAGATTTGACTGTTTATGCTGGGCAGTGTACAATAGTAAACATTATACTATCGATGGAATATACAAATGAGAGAAGTTAAACTTAAAGAGCTCTGGGTAGAAAAGTATCGCCCTAAAACTATTAAAGATTATGTGTTTAAAGACGAACAACAAAAACGTCTAATACAAGGATGGATTAAAGATAAAAGTATTCCACATCTTTTATTTGCTGGCAGTGCGGGCACAGGTAAAACTACACTAGCAAAGGTTTTGATTAACGAGCTTGATGTGCAGGCTAGCGATGTAATGTTTATTAACGCAAGTCGTACTAACAGTGTTGAAGATGTTAGGGATAAAATTGTTACATTTAGTAGTACAATTCCCTGGGGTGACTTTAAAATTGTTTTACTAGACGAGGCTGACTATTTGTCGCCAAACGCACAGGCAGCATTGCGTGGTGTTATGGAAGAATATTACGCTAACGTGCGTTTTATTCTTACTTGTAACTATGACAACAAAATTATTCCAGCACTTAAAAGTCGTTGTCAGGTATTTCAAATTCAGAAACAAGACATTGATGAATTCTTTGCAAGAATGAAACATATTCTCGATTTAGAAGAAGTAAAATACGAAGAATACTTGTTGGCTACGTTTGTTGCTGCTACTGCGCCAGATATGCGCAAAACAATTAACAACTTGCAACAAAATATAATTGATGGCAAGCTAACTACACCTGAGCAAAGTAGTGATGACAGTGCATGGCTTGTTAAAATGGTGGATTTGTTTAAAAGTGGTAATATTAGAGATGCACGTAAATTGGTTGTTGCTAATGCTCGTCCAGACGAGTATGAAGATATCTATCGTAAACTATATGAAAACATTGATTGGTTTGGTGACACACCAGAAAAACAAGACAATGCAGTTATTATTATTCGTGACGGGCTTGTTAAACACAGTCAAGTTGCAGATGTGGAAATTAATTTAAGTGCTACGCTTGTTGAGTTACAAATGATATGAAATACAATAGAGTAATTTTTGTCGCACTTAAAGAAGAGTATCCTTTTGAATGGAAACTACCAGGATATAATATTGTCTATACTGGTATAGGAAAAACAAATGCCGCAATGTGTGCTGCAAAATTTTTAACAGCAAACCCACATGTTGATCGTGTTTATAATTACGGAACAGCGGGTGCAGCAGACGATAGTGTGGCTGGAGAATTACTTGAAGTAGGTGCTGTACTAGAGCGTGATATGGATCTAACACCACTTGGATTAGATCGATATATTACTGAACAAAATCAACTACCACATATATACACATCAAATCGTGACACTGAAATTATTTGTGGTACTGGAGACAGTTTTGCAAGACCCAACCCTCCAGATTATCATATTGTAGACATGGAAGCATATGCAATTGCTAGAGTTTGTCTTAGCTTTGATATTCCTTTTTATTGCTACAAGTATATTAGTGACACTGATAGCGATGAAGATCCTGGTAAAGCCTGGAAAGAAAATGTAGCAAAAGGTGCAAAAAAGTTTAAAAATATTATATTTTAATGTTGACAAATGTATTTAAATATACTATATTAATAAATGTAAGCAATGAAGTTTACAATAACTGCTCATTCCAGAGCATTAACACAAACCGTATAAGGAAATACAAATGCAGTTTATGCAAGCACAAACACGCACGAAAAGTGCGACATACGCCGCAGGTGTCAACGACAAGTTTAATACAGACAAAGATGACATCTTAACATTAGAAAAACGATTCACTGAATCACTAATGGCAAAAGATCCAGATTTAGCTGAATGGCTAACAGGAATGTTACAAGAATTCCGGGATCGTTACCCCCAATATGAAAAGTTTACAGATATGTACCCGGACATGGTACAAATGGCTCCTAATAAAAAGGACCGTATTAAACTTGGGCAATTACTAATTAATGCTACTATCCAGCGAGAAACAGATATTGATTGGATTGTAGATATTCTGGGCAAATTTGACCCGTTCTTTGTAAACATCATCCGTATCTACCCTAGTGAAGAAAAAGACAAGTACCTTATTTGGGATGGTGCACACACAACATATACACTAATTTGTTTAGCTATGTATGCATTTGGCATGTCATGGGAAGAAGCAATGGAACTTGAAGTACCAGTTGCTATCTATCCAGGCAAGCGAGTTGCTAAACTACGCCAACGTTTTATTGGTGTACATGATAACACAATGACTAAGCCTCTTGACAAGATTGACTTGTACATGCAGTATGTATGGGCAGTACGTAACAACGGAGATACAGACCCTTGGTCAATGCGTTTTGAAGAAATTCAGACTGCAATGGAAGAGTTTGATTGCTTCTTTACACACAGCAAATTTGGTGACACTGATATGCCAGGTGCTATTAGCCGTCCTTCAGAAATCTTTCCTACAGGACGTGATGTTAACAAATGGAAAAGTAGTGTACTACGTCGAGTATTCCAATATCATAATCTAAGCAATCCAGATGCTCCAGTTGAGCCCCTAGAAATTGATAACATGGCACATATTTTCCGGGCATGTGACCAACAAGGTATCACAGTTGATGACGATTATGTAAAGGCAGTAGTAAAATACTTGGGTGTTGTAACAAACAATACTTGGGCTAAAGGCTACAATTCATCACGTAACCGCAAACATAAAATGATTATGGATGCATACCAAAGTTGGTTGAAGCGCCAACATTACCGTATCCGTGAAAATTACAACACACGTTGTAACCAAACAGAAGTTGCTCCAACTTGGTTGTGTCAAGCAATGGCGGCTGCAGGCTTCCCATATGAATTGCCAGTGTTTATTGGCAAGTATGCATATGACTTTAACAATAAAGAATTGGGAGTTTAAAAATGACATTGCGTGATCCTAAAATGGACTTGCTAAAGGAGGGCCTTGCCCTCCGGAAAGCAAGAAAAACTCGTTGCACAATCGAGGGCTGTAATAAATTTTTAACAGCATATCAAGGACCTGGAAGTGACACACTGTGTCGTGAACATCAGAAAAACTTATCTGAATATGGCGGTATGGCAACTACCAAAAAATCATATAGCCAGAGTCGTGAAACACATTGTTCAAGTTGTGGGTATACACCATATAGTGATGAAATGATACAATCAGTAGAAGATCCTAAAATGCGTAATCAGATCATTCGCTATGTATTGCATGTAGATCATATTGATGGTAACCATGAAAACAATGCCCCTGAAAACTTGCAAACATTGTGCAGCCGTTGTCACAGCATTAAAACTGTGATTAATGGAGACACATTGTCTCCAAGCAATCAGTTTACTGTGGGATAAAAATTACAACCCATTGAAAAGGCAGAAAACTTTTTTGCCTTTTTTACTTGACCAATAGGTTTTGATTTACTATATTATATATGTAAGTTGAAAAAATGGAGTTAGATATGACACATCAGAAGCCAGCAGCAGACGAAAAGCAAGCCAAGTTTTTTGCAGTAGATGCAGAAATGCGTTCACGTGCAGCATATGATGCTAACGTCAAGTTTTTCACTTCACATAGCCACAAGAGCAAGGTTAACGCAGTAATGGATACGTTGCGTAGCATGTTGCGTGTTAACAATGTTGCTTACTTTGAGAAGATCTTTGAAACTGCACGTGAACAGAAGGCAAACGGCGTGTTTACAGATGTAACTGTTTTCAAGTTTATGCCAAACCGTTATGTTCGTTCGTCTGACGTTGTTGCTGTAATGGAACAGCTAGGATTTACTGCAAAGTATTCTCCACGTTCAGGTAACATTAAAATTGTTGTAAAGTAAAAAAATTACAACCCATTGAAAAGGCAGAAAACTTTTTTGCCTTTTTCTCTTGACCTTTTGGTCTGGAATTACTATATTATATATGTAAGCAGAAGGAGATACTAAATGACAGTAGCAGTTGACACAGAAATGCAAGCAATCCAGTACTGGGATGCACAACAGCAAGAACTAGGTTTTGAAACTGTTTGGAGCATTTGGGAAGCCGATAGCGTCAACACACAGTTGTTTAAGAATAAATCACACCGTGTGTTTTATCGTTTCATTCGTGGCGATGCTACAATGGAAGAAATTCAGAACGACACTGCGTGGGTAGAAGTTAGTGCTTTTACTGCTGGTGGAACAGTTCTTGACTTTTGGCGTGCTGCAGAATCTTGCTACCAACAAGCTAAACAGCAAGGCGACTGGCACTACTTTATCGAAAACTTTGAAGCTACTGAAACTGGCTTTGAATTAGTAACGGGGTCATAATATGAATTGGGGAAGACTTATATTTGTATTAGCATGTGGTATATACATTGGTGGTACATTAATGTATGCCTTTAATCATGCTGTTTCTTTGCCTGATGTACACTTTAGTAATAGTACCCAGGAATGTGTCAAGGTTATTAATTATGCAGAACATCATAATTATAGTTGTGAGCACCTTCCTAATAAGTACTATCATATATGGGTGGAATAATGATACGTATTGATGGACTTACTAACGAACAGGTTGAAATTCTAGACAAGTTGTGGTCATATGACACAACAGAAGAAGTATTTGAATGGATGACATCACTAGATGATGACACATTTCGTATGGCAGTAACACTGCAAGAAATGGTAATCGATTCTATGTTAGAGCAGGATGCTGAAAAAGATACTAATCTTGCAAAAAACATGCTACGTAATATCGGTGTAAAATGCTAGACGATTCTGCAGCCGAAATATTTGCTGAAAATATAAACATGATGGTGCCATGGTATTTGATGGCATCATATGCTTACTACAAAAAAGATGAACCTATACTCAGTGATGCGTTTTTTGACTCAATGGGTAAAACTATGTTGGAGAGATGGGATGACATTGATCATTTTCACAAGCACCTTATTACTGTTGATGACTTACAAGCCGGAACCTATCTTGGCGACTATCCCAGTCGTGTCGAAGGCGGCCTCGAAAACTTACTTGAACACCAAAAAAAGATGAAAAAAAAGTGAATTTTTTTTAAAAAAACACTTGACATCACCAAGACGTCTTACTATATTATATATGTAAGCAGAAAAAAAGAGGTTACTATGCAAATCACTGATATCACAACCGCTGTTGAAACACTTGTCGAAGCTATCAAAACTGATTATCGTGGCTGGATGCTACGTGACGATGAGTATACTAGTGTTCAAAAAGACATGGTTGACCGGTTCGAAGATGGCATTGGTTATACTGTTGGTAAGAAATATATCAAGATTACCAAAGAGAATAACGGCTGTGTTTGGGGCTTTGTTGTTAAAGAAGATGGTCCTAAGTTTAAAAAAGGCGACATCTTAAAAGCAGCAGGATGGAATGCGCCTGCGACGAACGCTGCACGTGGTAATGTGTTTGATGGTTTCAGCATTAACTGGACTGGTCCACATTACTTGAAATAATTATTGACACTGTAGCGCAGTTGTGCTACAGTGTTTTTGTAATCCACTAAAAACGAGGTTTAAAATGACAGAAGTTTTCGCAGATATCGAAACTCTTAAAGACGTTCTCATTGCATGGGAGGAAGGTGCTTCGGATGAGAAGCGCATGGCACGGGAACAACTTCGTCGGATGATCGAGCGCAAAGAGCGTGAAGTAGAAATGTTTGAGGCTGACCTCGAACAAATGTTTGATAATGTTCCAGTATAAAGGAGACTCCCATGAACATGATTCGTAATCTTAATGAAAACCATCGCACTGTTGTATATGCAGCAGGATATTTTGCAGTAACCGCAATTGGAATTGTAGCGGTAATTGCTCTGCTACAAGTTGCATCACATTACTTTGGAGATGATAATGTGTTTGCACTTTCTATGCTTGGCTTGTTTGTTTACATTGTTGGCATGATGAGCTGGTTTAGTGCAAAAAGTCGTGTAAGCGATGAAGCTCGTATCGAGCGTGAAGTCCAGCGTAAATTGCAAGAAGCACTTAGTGATTAAAGACTGGTCTATATCAGATATCAAGGCTCAGGTAGACAAAATCGCCTGGGCCGAATCAGATCCACGTATGGATGGTTATGTTACGTGGCGTTGTAAGGAAGATTTATATAGTCTATATTGGTATATAGAAGATAAATTAAATGATTGTAGCATATATGGTACAATAGAAGATGACTTGAAAGATCTCAGAAGAGAAAAACAAATAGTTAAAAAACTTGGAGGCAACGTTGAAGACTAAGGATCTAGGAACTGATATTGCAGAAATTTTGAATAACTACAACCATCCGTTATTCGAACGAGCATTCCAGATGATTGATGATAAGGAATTTTATGATGGACAAGACACCGATAAACACTCTGCAACAACTAATGGCAATTACAGCCGAAGAGTGCGGCGAACTTACTCAGGTGTGTATGAAAATACTTCGGAAGTATGACACAATTGAAGCAGCACTTGATGATCCCAAATACAAATCAAAACTTCTTGAAGAAGTTGGCGATGTTTATTGTATGATTGACTTGATGCTTGACCATGGTTTACTTGATGAAGATCAAGTATATCAAAGAGCACAAGTAAAACGTGAAAAACTTAAAACATGGAGTACTATGATCAATGACTGATGGACGTGTTAGCCTAAAAGAGCTTATTGCATTTATGGAAAGTTGCACAATTAAGCTCAGAGACCAAAATGAAGATGATGCTGCCTTTTATTTTGAACAAGTTTCTGACTACATACGCAGAAATCCACACAAAGGATTACAAGAAGACGTAGGTAGAGTTTTAGGACTTTAAAAAAAATTACAACTCATTGAAAACAAAGAAAACTTTTTTGCCTTTTTCTCTTGACCTTTTGGTCTAGAGTTACTATATTATATATGTAAGTTGATAAAAAGGAAACAACATGTACAAAGGTTATCAAGAAAAACTGTTTAGCAACGAATGGGGTGTTAACAGTGGGTTTGAGCACTTAGCAAATAAGCTGACAGAAATGCTTCCAGCACAAGGCGCATGTGAAAATGCTCGTAGTACTAACAAGCATCTTGATAAGTTTCGTAGAGCGCAAAATGCGGTTTATGATTTGTTTAACAACGGACTAGGTAACAAGCGTGGTTTGTTTGTAAACATTTTTGGTTGGGCTCCAACACAAAGAAGCACTTGGGATGCTTCACGTATGCAGTGGGCATATTGGGAAGACCGTGTAGAAGAAGATTTTACTCCAATTATCATAAACGCAGCAAAAGAACAAGGATTGGTATAATGATTTACTCACTAGTAGAAGCTCAAGTTCGTGAAGCAGCAGCTAATCCAGAGAACATCGACTATGATGGTTCTATCAACTGGAACTTTGTTGATAGTGATTGCTATATGAGCGGAGTAAACAAGTTCTTCAAAGATGACACAGCATACTACGAAGCATGGGACGAAGCTGTTGAAAAAGTTATTGCTGAACAGCCTGTAGAACTAATGAACACTCAACTTGAAATGGATGTGTAATGGCTAGAAAACCAAGTCCACAAGATCTTTTCGAAAAAGAGATCATTGATAATCCTGTAAAATACAATGTTGTATTATTTCAGCCCATGCGTAATAGTCGTGTGGGCATGAGTTTTGACAACCTGACTATGGCAGTAGAGTATGGAAAAGTTGTACTAGACGAACCCAATCGTGTTCGTGCTGCAATGATTTATGCTATTGATGAAAATGACCACCATGCATTGGTTGGTACAATTAACCGTTTTGACAAAACATTCAAAGAAGTGGAACACAGAGTATGATTTCAGCACCTGCACTTGGTCGTTATATGATGAACTTAACCTATAAAACAGGTGACAATTTTGAGTTAGCAAACTTGCTAAGTTATCTTGGCGAGGAATTAACGGAGATGGATACACCGTTTGCAAAACGTTGGGAGCATTACACGCCTTTTCAACGTAAAGTTATCTTACAATGTAAGAAAATGATGGAAGATGAACAACAATCTGAAACCAATAATTGATAGAATACTATCAAATTTTGAACTTAAAGATGAAATGCCAGTACAAGACTTTGGCTTTCATCATCGTAAATGGTCTAACGAACGGTTTCGTTGGGCACACTTTGAGCATTACACAACTGACAAAGTAGAAATTGTACACTTAGTTGTAATGCCATACTCTAACTCGGAGGCACCAATTTATGGTTTTGACGTTATCAATATTAGCGGTAATCTTACTGGCATGTTTTTGGATCTTACTCCCGTCAATGGCAAGACGTTCGACATCCCAGAGATTGGTGTTCCTCGCCCTGTACCTGATTGGGGCGGGTTCTTTAGTCCTAGCTTCGTATGTTGCAAACCTAACAACGTAGACGAAGTGATGATTGCAGTTGATGTATTGGAACAATATCTGACTTGGTTACCTAATATGACCATGGAAAATTACACCACACAACAACAAGCATACATTGAAGGACAACGTGCTAACCCGCAAACACGTAAAATGCTCAGTGCACACATTGGAGAAGATGCGTCCAACGAATATTTTTATAATTATTTGTGGCCAGACGTAAAATAATTCAAAAAAGTACTTGACATCACCAATGTCTTTTACTATATTATATATGTAATAAGAAGAAAGAAAAAAAATGACTAAATTAATACTCACTGACATTGATGGCGTAATGCTTGATTGGGAAACTGGCTTTCATGATTGGATGGAGTCAAAAGGTTTTGTTCGGAATGCTATTGCTAGCTATGATATGCACAAAGTTTATAACCAACGTAAAGAGCATGTAAAGGAACTTGTTCGTGAGTACAACAACAGTGCTTGGATGTGTTGTTTGAATCCTTTACGGGATGCGGTACAAGGTGTGCAAATGCTTGCTGATGCTGGTTACCGGTTTGGTGCTATTACTAGCTTGAGCTTGGATCCTTATGCTGGTAAGTTACGTGAAGAAAACTTGGTTAAGCACTTTGGAGATGTGTTTGACTTTGTTACTTGTTTGGACACTGGTGCTGACAAGGACGAAGCACTGTTGCCTTACAAAGATAGTGGCATGTGGTGGATCGAAGATAAGCCTTCCAATGCAAAACTCGGTGCTGACTTAGGACTAAAGTCAGTTCTTGTGCGGCATGAGCACAATGCTTATTTTGACTACAGCGGTGTAACTAAGGTAGACAACTGGACTCAAATTGCTAATTTAATTATTAAGTCTTAGTTATTCGCCGTAAATACTCAAAACATCAACAACTGCAGGATGTCTTTCGACATCCTTTTTTGTAAAATGTACACAGCCTATGGTACTGTGATTTTCAGTTAACTTTGTTGTAAAGTCTTTAAGACCATTATTTTGAAATCCTCTATCATGTTGTGCTAGGTCTCCTGTCACGATAATTTTAGAACCGGTACCAATGCGTGTTAGTAACATTTTCATTTGTTCTGGTGTAGCATTTTGCATTTCGTCCGCTACAATCCAGCACTCTTTAAATGTTCTGCCACGCATGTAAGCAAGTGGAGCAATTTCGATTTCTTTACTTTCAATCATACGCTCTACTTGTTTTGGTGTCCAATGTTCTTCTAATACATCAAAAATTGGTCGTGTCCAAGGCGCCATCTTATCTTTAAGATCGCCTGGAAGGAAACCGTGTTGTTCGTCTACTGAAACAGCAGGTCTTGTAACAACTATTTTACTAATTTCGCCAGACTCAAACTTGCTAATACCCATTTGTACAGCCAACATTGTTTTACCAGTACCCGCAGGACCGGTTGCAAATACAATAGATTTTTGGTGATCAGTTAGTAATTCAATGTAATCTTCTTGATGTACATTGCGTGGTAAAATAGTAATTTTCTTTTTTTGGTAGTTTTTTAATTCTACTACCATGTCGTTAAATGAACTCTTGCTATTTTGTTTTCTCGCTCTTCTAGCCATGTAGTACTCCATTGGTTAAGGTGAGCCCAACGTTGCCTACAAAGGTATTTATTAGAAAGGTGCTAAATAATAGTAAGATGAGCACAGAATTAGAACAATTAAAACAAACACTTGATAACTTAGTTGACTCAAGTAGTGACTTAAATGTCCTGCTTGATTTCGAGGAAGTATTAGATAGTCTTCACATCTATTCCTATAAAAATTGGGAGTATGGTGAAGTTATTGCTGGACCAGATGTAAGTCGCTATTGGATTACAATTGCATTAATGTATCCAAGAAACATGATGCCAGATCCAGATGCAGCATTAAGATTAATCAAACACGGTGCAAAGGTTTACTTTAAAAAAGATGAACTAATTGAGCCAGTTAAAATTACCAAGCCAGAAGACCTAGGCGAGCCAGATCCCAAGACTGGCGAACGTAAACCTAAGAAAAAGAAAACTCCAGTTTGGATTGTAACTATCGAAATGCCACGTGATTTTGTTAACGAGTTTGAAAGTTCAAAAGTTAGTATTAATGGAATCGATATTGATATGAGCGATGTTGACAGTGCATACGACAGCGATTATGATAATGATATTGCGCCAGACAAAAATGACTTAATGGGTGATTTAGAATGACAGATAATACAGAATTAAATAGGTTAACACAGTTAGCTGGATTAACAGAAGCAGGTGGATATTATACACAGCCAGTATATGATATGATTGAAAAGCATGGTTATGAAAAAGTAATGGCTGAACTACTATTAAAATTAGATGCTGATGTAATTCAAGACTTTTTAAACCGTGCAGAGTTTGAGGACTAAATTATGACAGTAAAGTATGGCGAAATGGAAAACTTAGTAACTCCAACTATTAGCATTGATCAATATAAGCCAAAAATTGGTGAAGCAAACGAAACAGTTGTTATTGCGTTTGAAGTTGCTTTTGAGCAGCCAGCAAAAGACTTGAGTAACCTTATTGAAACTGACGTAACTGATCACTTAGATGTTGATGTTAGTGAAGGACCAAATTCCAACGGCAAGTACATGGTATTTTTAGAAGTTAATCGTGATGAAAAACTGTTTGAAAAAATTATGGACATCATGAAAGTTGTAAGTCAAGTAACAGCTATCACTGAATGGAATTACAGTTATTTTAAAGGTGATCAATCAAGAGAACTTACATTAGAAAATTTAGGCGAAACAGTTCTTGACAATTCAGATGAATATGTGTTAAGATATAGTAATAACGATGAGACTAACGAATCATTAGAAAGAGTGAAAGAACTGGCTGGTCTCTAATGGCAAAAGAAGATACATTGGTTTTTCTTGGTAAAGTGATCAACTGCCTTCCTAATGCTCTTTTTAAAGTTGAACTAGAAAATGGTCATCAAATAATTGCAACTATTAGTGGTAAGATTAGAAGATTTAATATTAACATACTACAAGACGACCGAGTAGATGTAGAGATGACTCCATATGATTTAGACAAAGGTCGCATAGTTTATAGGCATAAGTGATGAGCAAGATACTAATAGTTGTTATTATTATGATGAGCGGCATTGGCTATTGGTATTATAACGATAGTCAAGAGCGTATGAAAATATTACAAGAAAATAATGCCACACTAAAAGCAAATCAAGCAAACCTAGAACAAGCCATTGCTACACAACAAGACACAATGGCACAACTACAAGCTGACTTTGAAGCTGCAGCCGCAGAGAATGCAGCACTACAAGAAGCATACACTGCTATCCGTAGACAAAACAGCAGGCTAGCAGCAAAACTAGAACAAATTGATTTAGAAGCAGCCGCTATTGCAAATGCAGAAGGCATTGAACGTGCAGTAAACAGAGGCACAAAAAATGCTGGTAGGTGTTTTGAAATACTGAGTGGGTCACCATTAACTGAGGAAGAACTAAATGCAGAGAACGAAAACGCTTTTAATAAAGAGTGCCCTTGGCTTTGGCCTGGTCCTCCTGCTGGCGGGGTGTCTGGGGAACAACCAGCCGCAAATTGAACCCCCGGTCATTATTAAAGCAGAACCAATTCAAAAACCTGACTTAACATTACCTCCTGTTGACGAACTTCGTATGCGTGATGTAGAATGGGTCGTTATTAACGAAAGTAACGTAGAAGCAGTAATTGCTAAATTAAAAACAAGTGATGGGGCTTTTGCAGTATATGCACTAACTGGCGAAGGTTATGGCAACTTAGGCTTAAACTTTAGTGATATACGTGCTATGGTACAGCAACAACAAGCGATCATTGCTGCATATGAAAACTATTATAAACAAGCTGAAGAAGCAATTGAAGAACATAACCAATCAGTAAATGAATGATCCGTATAGTGTCTTAGGTGTAAGCAAATCTGCTTCCGAGGATGAAATTAAACAAGCATATCGTAAACTAGCTAAACAACATCATCCTGATAGGGGTGGTGATGAAAATAAGTTTAAGGCTATAAACGAAGCATACGACTATATTAAGAATCCTCCTCCTGAAGAACCATATGCCCAAAATACACATAACCCTTGGAATGGTTTTGATGATATGTTTGCACAACATTTCGGAGGACACAATCCATTTACACAACACCGACAACGTGCTGAACCAAGAAATGCTTCGATTAAAGTAACTGTATATGTAACACTAGAAGATGTATATAAGAATGCATTAAAAGACATACAAGTACAATACAGTGGTACAACAAAACAAGTTTCAATTAGGATACCAAGAGGCATTGGTGATGGCACAGAAGTAAGATATGCAGGTTATGGTGCAGATAATTATCCTGGTCAGCCAGGACATTTGTTTGTAACTTATCGTTTTAAGAAACATTTAGAGTATGATGTAGAAGAATTTGATCTAGTAAAAAGGTTAAATATTACTATAAGAGAAGCTATGTTAGGGACAGAAAAAGTTATTAATACATTAGAGGGACGTACACTAAAACTTAACATAAAACCAGGAACGCAGTCTAAAACTAGGTTGCGTATACCTGAAGGCGGGCTTCCAAGACGTGACATGCCAAATGGAAATTTATATGTTGAATTAAACGTAAAAATTCCAAAACTGTCACAAGAAGATCTAAACAAACCACTTAACGAAATTTTAAATTGACAACTAAAAATTGTCATAATATTATGATTAAAATATAACAGAGGATTAAACAAATTAATGTCACAACAAGACCCAAAAATTGAAGCACTAGTAGAAAAGTTATTTGCACTTACCCGTGGCTATAAACATGAGTATGTAACTCTTGAACATTTACTAGCTGTACTATTGGAAACAACTGAAGTACAAGACATACTTTATGATATTGAGAAAGACCCTAAAATTATTCGTGACAACATAATTCATTATTTAGAAAATGAAGTAGACAGTTTGATAGTAGATGAAGAATTTCAGCCTAAAAAAACAGTTATGCTAGAGCGTGTTTTCAATCGTGCATTTACACAGGCATTGTTTAACGGACGCAATACATTAGATCCACGTGATTTGTTAATTAGTATTTTAACAGAAGAACAAAGCCCTGCAGTATTTTTGCTTAACCAAAATAATATTACAAGAGACACATTAGTAGGATATTTGAGCAATAATGCTACAGATGACGTTGAAGAAAGAGTAACTGATAAGCCACTTAAACAAGAAAGAATCTTGCGTAAATTTTGTGATAATTTAAACGAGCAAGCTGAAGAAGGCACTATTGATCCAATGATTGGTCGTGAACAAGAACTTGAGCAACTAGTACAAACTATCGCTCGTCGTAAAAAGAATAACGTTATTCTTGTTGGCGAAGCTGGTGTTGGTAAAACAGCAATTGCAGAAGGTCTTGCGCATTTGATTAATGAAGATCGTGTACCAGATGTAATTAAAGACCATACAATTTACAGTTTGGATATTGGTGCACTACTAGCTGGTACAAAATTTAGAGGTGATTTTGAGGAACGTCTTAAAGAAGTGCTTGATGTACTAGAACGCAGAGATGATGTTATCCTCTTTATTGACGAAATTCATATGATTATGGGTGCAGGTAATGCAGGACAAGGTAACATGGATGTTGCTAACTTGTTAAAACCAGCACTACAAAAAGGCAAATTGCGTTGTATTGGATCAACAACATACGACGAGTATCGTGAAAATTTTGAAAAAGACAAAGCACTTAATAGAAGATTTTACAAAGTAGATGTGCCTGAACCAAGTGTTGCTGACGCAAAGCGTATTATTCAAGCAGCTATTCCAGCATATGAATTGTATCATGAAATTGCATATGAAAAACAAGCACTTGAAGGTGCAGTAGACTTAACACATCAATACTGGCACAATAGACAATTGCCGGATAAAGCGTTTGATGTATTGGATGCTGCGGCAGCAAGACAAAAACTGTTGCCTATGGAGTCACGTAAAAGCGTACTTGAGTTAGATGATATTCGTTATGAAGTTGCTAAACTAACACGTATTCCAGTTGACCAATTAGTGCTAACAAAAGACAGTGAATACAAAACTGAAAAACCAATAGACATTGAATCAGTTGTTAAAAAGAAAGTATTTGGTCAAGACGAAGCCATTACTAGACTTGCAGATAGCATTTATATTGCCAAGGCTGGACTAAAAGATCCTAGTAAGCCAATTGGTTGTTATTTGTTTACAGGACCAACAGGTGTTGGTAAAACAGAAACAGCAAAACAATTAAGTAACGCAATGAGTATGGAACTTGTACGTTTTGATATGAGTGAATATCAAGAGCGTCACACAGTCGCCAAACTTATCGGTGCTCCCCCAGGGTATGTAGGATATGGTGAAGGCGGTCAAGGAAGTGGACTACTTGTCAACAAACTTGAAGAACACCCTAACTGTATCCTACTGCTGGATGAAATTGAAAAAGCACATCCAGATGTAAGTAATGTGCTATTGCAACTTATGGACAATGGTATGATTACCAATAGCGAAGGTAAAAGTGTAAGTGCACGTAATGCAATTATTATCTTAACTTCAAATTTAGGCGCACGTGATGCAGAACGTAACACAATTGGCTTTGGTGACAATGATAACACAAGTGCAAGTGAAGAAGCTGTTAAGCGTTTCTTTGCACCAGAATTTAGAAACCGACTAGATGCAGTGGTACAATTTACTAAACTAGACAAAGAACTTACAAAACAAATTACAATTAAGTTTTTACAAGAAGTTGTAGAAATGTTGTTACCAAGAGATATTGGTATGCATTGGAATCAAGAAGTAATTGATTGGTTAACTGAAAATGGATTTACAGTAAGTATGGGTGCACGACCAATGGGTAGACTTATCAATGAAAAAATTAAAAAGCCATTGGCAAAACAACTTTTGTTTGGAAATAACATTACAAGAGTTGACATTGAGGTAAAGGATGACGACATTAACATACGAACAACTTAATAAAGACAGTAGATTTACACTTGCCACAAAACCTTGGTATGGATCCTTTCCTTTTAGGATTTCATTCCAAGGACACAATTGGCGACAAAATACACTTTTTAGTCAAGGGTTCCATGAAACATTTTGGCAAAATAGAAAAGTATTAAAATTTTTGCAAGAAAATGAAAAAGATTATCGTTTTAGAAATGATACAACATTTAATGTATACCTTAAAGATTTAAACTCTGTGCAATGTTTAATTGAAGAATTTGATGATATTGTAACTGCTATTTCAGGTCCGCTTAGTAAAACTCATAACGACATGATGATTTCTGACCTGACACAAAGTTTTCGAAAAAGATTATATTATAATGTATACAGATACAAAGTAAGTACAAAATTATATCGTTATCATGATAACATGGATGAATTTATTAACATATCTGAATTTATTGTTGACAGTTTTGAAGAAAATAATTACATGCTAAACAGCACACTTAAACATTATTCAAAATGGAAAGAGCTTGAACAAAAATATACTTCTAGGACACATAACTCCTTAGCACCTACATATGGTTGGCGGCATATTCCATATAGTGCAACTGGAACAGTATATTTTAAAGAATACGATGATGTTTGTGCAATGCATTTAATGTTTAAGCACATAATTACAAGTACATCAAAAGTAGTTTTAATTGAAGAAATAGAATAAATACTGTTATAATGGGAGTATTATTCTATGGCTAAACTAAATGAATCAATGTTTGTTGTGAAAGTTAGTGAACTACTAAAAGACGACCAACCAGCTACACCAATTTTTGACGAAGATACTATAAATAGTATTGAACAAGTCATCCAGGAATTAGCTGGTGCCGGCAAATTAGTAGAAATTATAAAAGAACAATGAGCACAACGAGCGTAACATTATTAACAAATAAAAATGAACTAACATATGTTGGTGATAAAGTTAAAGCAGACGGATGGTACGGACACACTGACGGTGTTCATACTGTATCGTCAACTATAACTAATTTCCAAGGAAGAATACATATTGAAGCATCGCTTGCAACTACACCTGGTGATAGCGATTGGTTTCCAATTTACTTAACAAGTGGTAATGATTTTAGACAATACCCAGTAACTAGTACACCTAGTGGTACAAATAATGTAGGGGATACAACCACTGAAGCTTGGACATTTCGTGCAAACATTTTATGGATTAGAGCACGTGTAGATAGAGACTACTTAAACATTCAGCAATCCTATGATGCTCTAGAACATGGAACGGTAGACAAGATACTCCTAAACCTATAAATACTGTATATAACAGTAAACGTTTAGGATTGATCAATGCCGATATATGCACAAAGCTCAACATTAAGAAATTTAACAATTCCCTTAGTTAAAATCGATCAAACTACACTAGCAGATGACGATTTGCTACAGTATAACGAGTCTTCGGGAAAATTTGAAAACCAACCACTGTCAAGTGGCGGTACTACTCTTGTGACTACAGCAAGTAATGTAGGAACAGGTGACGGTTTATTTAAACAAAAGAATATTCAAGATTTAGAATTTAAATCATTAACAGCAGGCGCTGGAATTACACTAACTGCAAATGCAGATGATGTGCAGATAACTGCAACTGGTGCAACAGACACTGCCAGTAACTTAGGAACTGGTGAACAAGTTTTCAGCAGTAAAGTTGCAGGTGACTTTCAATTTAGAACACTAACTGAAGGCGCTGGTAATATAAATCTTTCAGTTACAACAGTTGCAGATGAAGTACATTTTATAAACACTGCAGAAATTAACACTGCTAGCAACTTAGGTGCTGGAGAAGGTATATTTGCACTTAAAGATGGTGAAGATTTAACATTTAAAAGTATAATTGGTGGCGATAACATAACAGTTACCAGTGATGCTACTACTGTAACTATTGCAAGCGCAGCGGAAGCTAACACTGCATACAGTTATCAATTTGGTTTAACATTTGATGGTAGTGGCGATATTGACACCATTACAAACATTCCAAGCGGATGGACTATAACACGTACAGGTAACATTGTTACAGTACAACACCCAATTAACAGATATCCAAAAAGTATTAGCTACTGGGGCAAAGACTCAGTAAATGGGTGGCAGTACAGAATACCTACTGCAGGTTATCAAGCAACAATGGATGCAGGAGACGAACTAAACGAATTTAAAATAGATGTAAACTCCACTGCAGCTGGTGCGGATGCGAGTTCGGAAGCAAAAGTGAATGTGATTTTCTAATATGAGTAACAGAAGACCGGCCAAACTATTACCAGTTAAGTTTAACTTGAGATCTGCGTTACCGCCAGATCCAAATGGTCGTGTCTATCAGTACAATGCACAACTTACTATGGCTAATCCACAACGTCATAGTAGTGTTGTTCATGGTAATAAACAATACACACTAGAAGACTTGTTAGTGGGAGACTATGTAAGTACAACTGGCAACGGTCGCATTATGAAAATTGTTACTATTAATGATGTAACTCCGTATGATGCACAAATCGTTGTTGAGGATGATTATAGATTAAACCAAATACAAGACAGTAGTGGCGATAATATACCTTGGATTGAAAGCCAAAATGGTATTGTATTCGAAGTTGTAGAAGGTAAGCCAGTATTATTTCCATATACAGAGTACAGTACTGCAGTTATAGGATTTGTTAAAGATTATGCTGCAGAGTTGTTTTCAAGATTTAACTATTTAAGACAACACACACTAGTTGACATTTATCAAGCAGGACACACATTTGCACCCGGCGATTTGATTACATGGACACAAGCAGACGGCTGGCAACTTATGCAAGAAGATAGCAACTATATTGGTATAGTTGTTGAACATAATGAACCATATGCTGGTTGGTTTAGATTTAGGCCCAATGGTGAAATTTTAGATTTGGCATTAGACGGAACAGGCCCATTGTTTTATTGGGATCCAGATAATCCAGGTAAACTAACAGAAACAACACCTGCACTAGGCGAACGTCTTGTACTTGCATTCTATAAATTAAGCGATCGCCAAGCTATATTCTTTACAAACAACCCTTCGTTAGACTTTGGTGCACAGTTTGTTACTGTTGGTACAGATCAAACTATTACCGGTGATAAAGACTTTACTGGTGAAGTGTCGTTTTCACAAACGCCAAGTTTTACTAACTTAGATGTACAATCCGCACAAGTAAGAGATCTTACTAATGATAGAATTGTTATTGTTGGTAATGGCGGATTATTAGAGGATGCCTCCAATCTAACATTTGATGGAACTCAGCTAACAGTTGGTGCAAATGTTAACATTGGTGGTGATTTAGTAATAAGTGGTACTACAACAACAGTTGATACTGACAATACTAGAATAAAAGATCAATTAATAGAACTTAACCAAGGATATACTGGTCCACCTATGAGTTCAGATAGTGGTATTGTTATTAATCGTGGACCGGAAGATAATTTATTTTTTGGTTGGGATGAAACTAGTAATAAATTTACAGTTGGAACTGGCACATTTGATGGCAGTTCATCAGGGACTTTAACAACAACTGACGCAGATGTAAGATTTGGAAGTGTTCAAGCCAGTGGACTAACAGAAAATAGAATTGTTGTTGTTGGAGCAGACGGATTATTAGAAGATGATGCTAACTTAACCTGGGATGGAACTCAGTTAACAGTTGGTGGTAGTGGTGTAGCATTTAGTACAGGCTCTTTGCAAGTTGGAACACAATTAAACACAAACATTAATCATACAATGTATGTAGCATACAATACTACTATTGGTGCTGTAACTGTTGAATTATATTTAGATGGTATATCAGAGCAGATTGGCGTTACAAATGATGCAACAATGATGTTTGAAGCAGATATTGTTGGGCGTGAAACTAGTGGAACCAAGCACTGTTCGTTTAAACTTACTGGAGTAATAAGCAATACAGGAGGTACAACTGTATTGGTTAATAATGTAAGCGAAACTATTATTGCTGAAACAGACGAGCTTTGGGCAGTAGAGGCAAGTGCTGATAATACAACAAATTCTTTAAGAGTAACAGTCACAGGAGAACTTGGTCTTACAATAAAATGGGTAGGATTTATTAAAACCACGCTAATTTCGTTCTAAAAGGATAAATAAAAGTATAGCACAAGCGGAGTGCAAATTAATTAAGGAGAAAGCAAATGGCTTTAACAACAAAAGCAGTATATGCAAGTAATGTAAACGGTGTAGGTTCAGCAACTTCAGTTGTAACTCTAAGCAAAGCAAGCATCAGCGAATCAGAAACAGCGGCAGCGATCCAAGCAGCAGCTGAAGAAGGCAACACAATTGCAGGTGTTATTGCAGACACTAACGTAGTAACAATCCTAATCCAAGGTGCAGGCATCACAGACGGTGCAAACTACGGTGCAACAGGTGTTACATCAGCAACAACACTAACATTCGCATAATATAGAATGTGAAGCAGACAAGGAGCCTCGCTTTAAGCGGGGCTTTTTTGTGACTGATGCAATAAATACATTAAAGGAGTAACACTATGGTAACTAGAAACGCAACAAACACTATTGAATTCGGTATTCAAGAATTCGGTGCACCAATAAGTTATTTTACAATTGATGCAGGTGCAAGCCTTGCAGGTGAAACCAATCCTGGCGAAGCAGTAGAAGCTATCACAGAATTAATGGCACGTAAAGGCACTATTATTGCACTGGGTACAGAAAACACAGGGGTGTTTCGTGTAGCAATTGAAAATAGCACATGGACACAAGCAACACTTGAAGCTGAACTACAAGCATTGGGTGCAACTGTTGGGTCAAATAACTTTAACATGGCACCGTGTACAGTAGCAGACTTCGTACTTTAAGAGAGATAGCAGACAGAGGGGAATTTAAATGCCAAGAAAAAAGCCTGAAGAGCTCAAATCAGCTGGCGGACCCGGTAAAGCAAAAGCTACAACCGCACCTGCCCCAGCACCAAGTCCAGCGCCAGCAGCGCCGGCACCAGTAATACCCGCAAGTGCACCAGCACCTGCAGCTTCAGTACCAAATGGAACATATCACCCAGCAGATACAAACGGTGATGGAAAGGTATCTGAAGAAGAACACGCAATGTACATGGAATTTAGACGTAAAGAGTTTGAAGATGCTGATGCAATGCGTGACGCACAACGTAAAATGGCTTGGTTTGCACTAGGTGGTATGTTATTATATCCTTTTGCTGTGGTACTAGCAGTTTTTCTTGACTTAGAAAGCGCAGGCACTATACTAGGCAATATGGCAGCAACATATTTCGTTTCAGTAGCAGCGATTGTTGCAGCATTCTTTGGTGGACAAGCATTTACGCAAAGTAAAAAGAAATAAGGTAACACATGCAAGATTTTTATATCCTTCAACGTACATCCAATACATTGACATCTGATCAAGTAAAAAAATGGTACTATACAATAGAAATGTTAGGACCAGACAATATTTTAGCGGGAGATGATGATACAAATAGTCTAATGTTGGGTATGCAGGATGGAGAGTATGTTTATATTCTTCCATTGGTAAGACATCTTACTGCAGACGAAGCAGAACGCATCGTTGAGGGATATATGCGTGTAACAGAGCACGATTTTGAAATTGAAACAAGTAATGTTTATCGTGCAAATGCAGATTTTGGTCATCCATTTGAATATGATATCCAGATGGATGAAGGCGCTCGTGAAACTATACATTTAGCTATGGCTAGACAACATCATAACCGCTGGATCCAAGAAAAACAGCAGGCAGGATGGCGTTTTGGACTTAATTTAGACTTAAATGAAAAAACACATCCTGCAATGCGCCCATGGGATGATTTGCCATCATCATATCAACGTAGACAAGTAACTCAGGAAAAAGAATTACTAGACTACTATACAAAAAATCAGAATGCATTTCAATAAAACACTATGTAGCAAAGCATGGACCGATTTAAACATAAGTTTTAGTAGAAAGCAACTAAGACACTGTTGTAAATCAACATACGAATCTTTTCCAAGTGAGCTATCAGTAGATTTTTTTAATAATAGCAGTAATATTATTAAACGTAGACAGGATTTATTATCTGGAATAGAAAATTCTGGATGCAATCACTGCTGGCAAAGTTATCACAACACTGGAACTGCATACAGAGAACATATGAATCAGTGGAAGTCACTTTCTGATGTTCACAACAATGTAGAATTTATTGAAATTATGTTAGACAACTTATGTGATATGAGTTGTGTATATTGTAATGAAGAAAGTAGCCACAAAATTGCGCAAGAAAAAGGTTTGCAAACCAAAATGCAAACACCAAGTACAGAAAACTATAAAGTATTTTTAGATTGGCTTTCTACTGTAGATAACGAATTTGTTTTAAGTTTTCTTGGAGGTGAAGTTACATACAGCAAAAACTTTTATAATTTTCTAAATTTGTTAATACAAGATAACCGTTTAACAGATAAACAAATGCACTTATCATTAATGACAAACGGAAATACAAATGCAGCACAGCTAGACAAATTGTTTAAACTTTATAATACAACTCCAAGCGGATGGTCTCTTTTAACTATTTTTAGTAATGAGTCAACTGGAGAACTTAGTGAGCTTGTGAGATGGGGTCTAGACTGGAAAACATACGAAGAAAACTTTAAAAAATACCTGTTACAAGAACGTATAGAACTTATTGGGCTATGCCCCACTATAAGTTTGTTTACAGTAAACGGTGTTGTTGAATATTTAGAATGGGCGTTGGATCTTATACGCAAACACAACAAACGTGTTATGATAACTGGTAATTGGATTAGTGACAGTATATTGAGTCCTGAATATTCCAAGTATACAGATTCTGCAATAAAAATTAAAAAACTTGCTGAACAAAATCGTGACTTGTTTATTACAGAAAGATGGTACAATAGCTGTATATCATGGACAGAACAGTTTGATAAAATACTAAACACAAAAACATATAATAAAAGTCAACTCGATACGCTTCTTCAACAACTTGCACAACAAAAAAATAATGAAAAAATATATAGACTTTATGATTTTATTGCTTGACAACCAAGACACATTACTCTATACTGAACACACAAACGTAATTAGCAAAAGATTTACAACAACATGTTTAATCAAAATATTCAGCGTATCGGGTTTGCATGTAAATACATGCACCCGGACCAAACACAACCTAAAAAGCTGTTAGAAGACATTCAGCGTAAATACAGTGAACGGAGTACTACTATTACTTGGCTTAACCGTCAAACACGTGATGTAGCAGAACAACGTTTATATGAGATTGCGTTTGACAACGTAGACAATCTAGAAAGGCTAGTAAGATATGTTGGATCTTTACCACATGCATTACGGATGGTACGTGTTGGTAGTAATTTGCTTCCTGCTTATACTCACAGTGATTGGGCTTATTTCTATCGGCAACCAGATCTCAGAGCACGGCTCGAGCGAGCGTACTCGCATGTTGGCAACATTGCACGTGAGCTTGATGTACGCTTGTCTATGCACCCTGGTCAGTTTACCGTTCTTGCTTCCGATCGTGACGAAGTTGTCGAACGTTCAATAGAGGAGTTTGAATATCATGCGGATATCATCAGGTGGATGGGCTACGGTCAGAATTGGCAAGACTTCAAATGTAATGTCCACATCTCAGGAAAAAGAGGTCCAGCCGGTATCAAAGACATCCTTCCAAGACTGTCTACAGAAGCACGAAACTGTATTACCATTGAAAACGACGAAAATTCCTGGGGACTCGATGCTAGCCTCGAATTGGCTAAACATGTACCGTTGGTGGTAGACATACACCACCATTGGGTTAAAACAGGAGAATACATTCAAAACAATGACGAACGAATTAACCGTATTATTGATAGTTGGCGGGGTGTTCGCCCTACTATGCATTACAGCATTAGCCGTGAAGATTACCTCACAGATGCTTCACCAAATATACAACCAAACATGCATAAACTACTTGAATCCTCATACAAAAAAGGAAAACTAAGAGCACACAGTGATATGTGCTGGAACACAGCATGTAACGATTGGGCATTGAGCTTTTGGGATGACTTTGACATTATGGTAGAAGCAAAAATGAAAAATCTTGCCAGTGCACAATTGTATCAGCAATACTTTATGCAAAAAGATCCGTTTACTGGGTGGGCAGCATAATGGGTTATGAACAAGAATACAAACAATCAAAAATGAAAGAAGATATTACTCCACAAACTTATACAATTAATGATGAATATTCTTTTACCACAGTACCCAAAGAAACTAGTAATTTTGATGTTTTTAGATTAAGTAATCCACATGTAAGTGAAGAACGCTGTAAATCTATCTGGGAATACTATCGTAGTGAATTTCTTGTGCATAAGTTAAGCGGAGAAGGACTCAGTAGTTTTCGTAAAACATTGCAACGGTTTATTCAAGAAAAAAGTTATAATGGCAAAACAGATTGGGATTACAATTGGGCAGGCGAGGAAAACAATTCAGATCGCAATAGACATGATGACATTAAAGGTTATATTGGAATAGCAAGATGGCTTGAGTTACAGTTTAATGTTGACACAACTATACAACAACTCAATGAAAACTGGACAAAAGAAAAGTTAGAAAAAGAAGCGGAACGTATTTTAGGTACAGTGCCATTTAACAACTATATCAGTTACTTTTCAAATAACATACACGACAAACTTAAAGATCCTACTGACTATGATACACGTAAATTAAAAATAAAAAATGTATTTGCTTATACACATAAAGACATTCGTTGGTATATTTGTGCTAGTGAATATGGTGCTGTTAAAGTGTGGTGTCATACTAAACATAGTGCGTTTATACCAATGTTTGAAAAGATGGTTAATAATGGTACAACAATCAATGTTGTGACCAGCAAAATTTTGCTTAACATTGATAATCGAACACCATTTATTAAAATTGAGAACTTCTTTATAGATCCATAAAATAAATATTCAGATGAGAGTGATTATTTTAGTTTTAGCGGCAGCCCTTGTTGGCTGCCAAACCACCAATAAAGATTCTGTTATAACTGCACAGCCTTTTATTGGTTTGCAAGAAAGACAGGATCGCACAGAAATACGAGAGTTAGTAGGTGTAGATCCTGTACGTACAGAGTGGTGTGCAGCATTTGTTAATGCTGTGCTAGAAATAGACCAAATTCCTAATCTAAACGATCAAGATAGATATCCGCCATTGATGGCACGTAGTTTTCTTTATTGGGGCGAGCGTGTAGAGACCGATGACATACAACGTGGAGACATAGTTGTCTTTCCAAGAGGCAATGAAGGCTGGAAAGGACATGTAGGTTTTTATGTTGAAACACAAATTATAGACGACAAAGAGTACTGGGTAATACTAGGTGGAAATCAAAACAATGAAGTAAGATATGATATGTTTAGGCCAAGACGTGCACTAGGAGTACGTAGATATATAAATACTAATGCCCAATAAGGGCTTATGGGGTTCCATCCCCGTAGACCTAGAACGTCAAAGGAGAAAACAAATGGGAAGACCACTAAACAAAAGACACTTTGGTGAGCCAACCGCTAGCGGTGAAGAAATCAAAGTAAACTTTCACGACGGTTCAAGTGTTGTTGAAGGCACAATCATTAGACAGAAAGGCAGCAAAAAATTTGTTGTTGCTCCTCTGGGTGCAGATGACACAGAATCTACATGCAGTCTAGTATGGGACGATGTTCCAGCAAACCTAGCAGCAGGCGAGATGTCAATTTCGTTCAAAATGGACGATGGAGAGACTTACCTAGCAAGCAAAATCTCAGGCCGTAAAGCCACACTATCAGCACCAACAGGTACAGGTTCAAACGCATATGACGGACAGTCAGTGCCATGGAACTTCGATGCTAACTTAGCAGACGGTGCAGCTGAAGTTGAAGAAGCTGGTGAAACAGATGACGCAGCATCAGTAACTGATGATGATTTCGCAGAAGACGCATAAGTTTTAAAAAAAACTTTATTAGCACCCTTGGGCTAAATACATATGTATTACCAAGGGTGTTATCATGAAATTATATGAGTTTACAGAAAAACGTAGTCCTGCACAAATTGCAGTTGATGAACATATCGAAAGAGGTATTTCATTTAGCGAGTGTATTTTTCGTCCTGGAAGCAGAGCATTTACTGAATTTTACAATATTGCGAGAGCAATGGTAGCCGAGGGGAAGCTAACTCCAGATTGGCAAGATGAAGAATTATTAGCAACAGACATTGGTAAATGTATCTACATCGAGGGTGAACGAGTACCATTAGATGTTCCATTTATTGCAGAGGAACTTGATGAGGCAGAATACAATGGCAAAAAAGTAAAACTTAATTCACCTAAAAGAGGTGGTCCAAAAAAGTTTTATGTATATGTAAAGAATCCAAAAACAGGTAGAGTTAAAAAAGTTACTTGGGGTGATACAACAGGATTGAAAACTAAAACAGGTAATAAAGGTGCTGTAAAAAGTTTTGTAGCACGACACAAATGTAAACAAAAAAATGATAAAACAAAGGCAGGTTACTGGGCATGTAGAACTCCACGTTATAAGAGTTTAGGCGTTAAAGGAGGCCAGTGGTGGTAAGGCCGTATAACGAGTTAGTACAGGGTAGAAAAAGAGTAAGAACTTTTGAAAGTTCTGTTGATCGAGAAGAATTAGTTTGGCATAGAGATAGGCACACACGCAAAGTAACAGTAATAGAAGGTAGTGGTTGGCGTTTTCAGTATGATAACGAGGTACCACAGTCGTTTGACGCCGGCACTACTCTTACAATACAAAAAGAAGCATACCATAGACTTATTGCAGGTGATGGCAAATTAGTAATAGAGATTGAAGAATATGAAGATTAAGCACATAGACGAAAAATGGAGCAAAAAATACAAACGTAGTATTGACTGTGACAATCCAAAAGGATTTTCGCAACGTGCCCATTGTGCTGGACGCAAGAAAAAAGAATCAATAGAAGAACAAGGTTCAACTCAACGTTTAACTGTACAGCCACACATGACAGGACTAGATAATCCATATCAAAAACAAGACAAAAGAGAACTAAAAGTTTTCACACAAGCATACAAAGACATGTATGATAAAGCCAGAGCGGCACAGGACAAAGCAGATGCAACCGGAGGTCCAGGTGCAAGCTACCAAACGCCTGTTATGAAAGCAAAGTTTAGTCCACAAGTGCAACCACCAAGAACAGCCCCTAAAAAGCCAAGAGTAGCAGAAGATCGTAAAGATCCTATGGACAAAGAAGTACAAGTACGTGGTGTTGGTGTTTACAAATTAAGCTCGGTACAAAAAAATATTGCAGATAAACTTGCAGACTTAGCTAAAAAAGCACAAACTGGAGATCCATATGCTTTCCGTCAAATCAAATATCTAATAGATAGAGGCACACTACAAGTTTTTTTAGACAGTTTAATTGATGCATACGACGATTTAGCTAGACAAACTCAACTTAGATCAAAATTTGGTGAAGCTGAAGAACAAGAATTACCAATTGACATGGAACGTATAAATGGATTAATACAGCGTTTAGAAAGTGACCAGTATTTACAACCAGAAAAAGCAGATGAGATGCGCCGTGCTACACAGGCAATAGCTAGCGGTCGTGACACGCTGTATCCAAATGCAGTGCTACAACTATTAACGATGGTGGCCTAAATGAAAGTTTATGAAATTTTAGCAGAAGATGGAAAAATTGTTCCAGGTGTTAACACTACAGTAGATGTTAAACCAGGCGAAACAGAACGTCAAGCTAAGAAGTTTTTCGGTGGTAACGGTAAACCAAAACCGTTGAGTGGGAGTGACGCCCATAAACTTCAAAACATGGGATTGGCAAATGAAACTAAATGAGATTGCCGAAAACATAAGCCACACTGCTAAACGTATTCACGACATTGAGCGTAAGCACAAAGTAAAGCCGGGCACCGAAGAATGGTTCAAACTGTGGTTTAGTTTGCCATATCTTAAAGAAAGTGCAGACGAAGTTTATGACATACTGGACAACGTAGAGTGCGGCCCGTTTGATGGCGGCTGTGTACTAGTAGCACAAGCATTACAGCAAATACACGGCGGCGACATTGTTGTACTAGTAAACGATAAAGGTATTGCAGACCATGCTGCAGTTAAAGTAGGCAACAACTTGATTGACTTTGATGGTGCACTACCTGTTAAACAATTTGTAAAACGTTTTGAAGACAACGAACACACAAACATTAAAAGCATACGTCCTATACAAAAAGGTGACTTGCCAGAAGCACCACGTGACAAAGAACTAGTGCCACAATTAGTAAATGCACTTACAGAATCAACACTTAGTGAAGGTTACAAACTACAATTAGAACGTGATGATGATATGTATGTACTACATATTACAGATAGTGAAACAGGTAAACGTACTGAAGTAAGAGGTAAAAGTGGATACGAAAGTGGTAACTATGATCCCGAAGATCCATTACATCAATTGCTTGACAAAATTGGCAAAGCAAGTAATATAAGTGAACTAATAAACGGCGAAGTTGTTGGTATTAATCCAAAACACCCAGATGGTGCTAGTGCTAAGAAACATGCTGATACAGCATTTAACGAAAATGAACCGGGTAGCCTAGCACATAAAATTAACTGGGGTGGACAAAACAAACAACCTAAACAACAGACAAAAACAAATCAACAAAATCAAAGTTGGTGGCAATCTCTTAAACAACGTGTTATGGGAGAAAACTTTGCTGATGGTAAAGTAAAAGGCAAAAGCAGACCAGGGCGTGTAAAAGCAGCAGGCGCTAGTTGTGATGGTAGCGTAACTGAACTAAGACGTAAAGCAAAAAATAGCAGCGGCGAAAAACAAAAAATGTATCACTGGTGTGCTAATATGAAAGCAGGAAAAAAGAAATGAAAAATATGCTCAAAAGATGGTGGCGTAATATGTTTCCTCAATATATACTTGAGGTAAACCACCGTGGCATTGAGCGCAGAATACACGTAGTAAAATTCACAAGCAAAAAACCAAAAAAGTTGGCAGGCGTGAATATCGATGGCGAGACCTTCGAAATAGTAAACACCGAACCAATGAATTACTACGTGAAAGAGTACAGGGATGATTTAAGATGAAATTATCAGAACTTTTAAACATCGACTTCCCTAATATGGAGGAAGCGATGAGCAAAGATGAAATACAAGCAGAAATAAAACGACGACAAAAAGAAGCGTTCATTGAAGCTATGTTAGCAGCAATGCACCGTCTTGTAATGAGCAAAGGTAATCGACGCAGTATCAGCAGTTATGCATTTGACATTGGTAGAACGTTTGGCGGTTTTGATCACAGAGAAATTGAACAGATGTATCGTGACAAGTACATGGCTGAAAGCGAAGGTTATCCAACAGAAATTACACAGCCGATGTTAGATACATTAGAAAAACATTTGGATAGACTATTTGCTGCAGTTGGAATTGATGTAGAATTTACAAGGCACTTTTTGGATCGTGTAAATGATAGAAGAAATAAACAGCCTATTACACTAAAAGAGCTTGCAATTTTGTTTAAAGATGCTTATAATAAGTATGGTAAGCGAATTGCACAAATGGGTCCAGACGCTGAAGCAGTTATTAAAGACATGCGCAGTGATGTAAACGTACCGTTTGCATTAGACTGGGATAGCAACAAACAAGAATTAGACTTAATTGCTAAAACAGTTATGCGTAAAAAAGACTTTAGAACATCTAACCCAGAACTTCCGCTAAACTAAGAGTTTTATATGAAAATAGCAGTATTACTACACGGACAGCCCAGGCATTTAGAACAAGGTGCTTGGTGGTTCAAGAATAAAGTGTTTCCGCAGCACTTTAATGAAATTGAAGTAGATTATTTCGGTGCATTTTGGAATGATGGTACACCAGATTTAAGACAACGTATTGAACAAACATATAATCCGGTCAGATATCATATTTTTAATTACGAAGAATATTGGCAAAAATTTTACAACACTGTACATCCATATCATCAAAATAACGACATATCAGAGTTACTACCAAATCACATTCGTCATAATGTATTATGCGTTAACGATTTAAACAATACAAGTAAGTTTCAAAAAAACTTCTGGGGACAGTTTATAAGTGCAGGACTTGTTACAAATTTAACAGGAAATTTATCAGGCGAATATGATTTCGTAATACGTACAAGATCCGATGTAGCATTTAAACCAATGTCCGAAAAGATGTGGGTTAACACGTTTAATAATATGAACACTAATCCTACATTTACAGATAAAGTTTTTGCAGATTGGTTGCATATTCAAAATGGCAGAGGATTGATAGGTGACTTTGCTTTCTTTGCTAAACCGCATGTTTGGTATGATTTTGCAAAAAATATGTATAATAATTGTGTAAATATTGCAACAGAAAATTGTTTGCTATGGTACGATGAAACAGCAACTCCAGAGGGCGATACGCTATTTCCACACAAAACTTGGACAAATTTAAGTGTGGTAAGTCGTACAGATTGGCTAAGTTTTCATGTTGTGTGGCCCACACCATATGCAAGTACATTAATTAGAGACGATTACAATATACAAGAAGAAACATTCGACACATTAGTTGAAAAGTTCTGGGTTCATCAAGCAACAAGATAAATAAGTGTATATAACTTTTGGAGCGTCTCAATGAGATTAGAAAAATTACAATCAACCACAGTTGCCAAACCACAACTCGTGAAAGAAGGCAGCGAATATAAAGTACTAGATGTTAACGGAGTAGAACGCAAAGTGTTCGAAGACATCGATGTTGCACGTGCATGGATGAAAAGACACAGTACAGAATTAAAAGAAGGCATAGAGCCTACAGTTTATATGAGCGAAATTATGGAAGGTGTACTAGACGACACCGACGATGACGGATGGATGGCAAAAAGTGAACTTTATAAACTTTCAAAATATGCTATTCAATTGCATGGCATGATTC